TCAGCGAGGCCGCTAAGGAGTTTCACAGCACACCCGAGACCATCCGGCGTCGGCTGCGTGCGGCGGACATAACGCACGCGGAGGGCAATAGGTATAGCATCTACACCTTGCACGTTGCGATGGTCGGCGACTTGCACGCGCAGCGAATCCGGGAGACTCGTGCGCGCGCTGACCTGCTTGAACTTGAGCGCCGCAAGACTGAAGGTGAACTGGTGACGATGGAAGAGGCGCGCAATGTCATCCGGCAATACCTCGGTCCAATGCGGGACATTCTGACCACGGCACCGATGGCGCTTGCGGCTAGGGTGAATCCTGCCGACCCGGAGCTTGCGCGGATGCAACTTGAGCAGTGGAGCGAAGACAACATGAGAAAGTTGAGGGAAGTATGAACTGTGCACGCGGTAACGATCTAGCTGGAGAGATCATCGCATGTCTGCGGGTGAATCTGCTGCGTGGTACACTGACCACTCAAGACGACGCGGAGTTTGAGCGGTTACTCGATGAGTGGTCAGACAAGGCTCTGAGCGATGCGTTCGGGATGACACTGGAAGGCAAAACTCTTGGCACCTGCACCAAGTGCGGAGGGCATGGCTGGGTGCGTGGAGTTGAACTTGACCAGCCTTCAGACGACACAGCCCAAGACACCATGACACGTTACACTTGCGATCTGTGTGGCGGAACCGGAAGAGTTACGGACGATCAGATCACGCCAGCCAAAACGCTGGCAGAGGAGATTCAGGGTGAGATCGAGCGGCTGGAGCAACTCGCGGTTGCCGCAACTACTCCGGGCCGTCATGCGGTGTACAACAACATTGCAAAAGCGCGCTTGGAACTAGCATGGGCGTTGCGATCTGAGCAAGCGCGGATCGAGGAAGACGGCGGCAAACCACGAAACCCAAAACCGTAGAAACTGAACTATGAAAGAAGAAGAAACGAACGGACTGTTAGGCACGGTGTGGCGTCACAAGAAGAAAGGCGGAATCTACCGACTGACACAGGCCAAGCGCGACAGCGTGTATTTGCAAGCAGAAACCAAAGGCTGCCGGTCCACGTGGAAATACCAGGGGCTGCTGACATGGGACTATGAGCTAGTGCACAACGTTGGAACTCAGAAACCCGGCGCAAGTGACGCTTCGATTGCGAACCAGAGCGTCCCGCCGAGTTCGCTGGAAAAGTAAATGAACCTCAAGCCATACTCACGCGAGTTGTTCGCAGCGCAGAGCAAGCAGCCTGTGTCCGCGTGGTGTGAGTCCGCGCTTTCGCTTCCACCAGGAAAATCTGAGTCACCTGGGCCTCTGTCCTGGCTCGGTAGAGACTACATGCGGGAACCTTTGGATGCGTGGAATGCGCCGGGCGTCACAGACCTTGTGTTGTGCTTCGGATCGCAGACGGGCAAGTCAACTCTCATGATCGCGGGCGTGGCTTACGTGCTTGTCAACTCTCCGTCTGGCTTGCTATGGGTGCACCCAACGCAACAACTTGCGCGGAGCTTCTCGACCACGCGGTGGTTGCCTGTTGTCAAGGTATCACCCAGCCTGACCACATTGATGCCGACGGGATCAGCGAAACGCACGGGGATGACACTGCTCCAGCAAGAGTTTGGTCCAAGCCTTGTGAACTTCGTTGGGTCAAACTCGCCTGCCAACCTTGCCAGCCGCCCCGCGCGCGTTGTGATCATGGATGAGGTTGACAAATTCCCGAAGGAAGTCCGATCCGAAGCAGACGCTGTGAACCTCGCAGAGCAGAGGACCAAGAGCTTTACAAACCCGCTCAGGGTGAAAGCTTCGACGCCCACGGAAGAGGACGGACTCATCTGGCAAGAGTTCATGAAAGGAGACCAGCGGCGATACCAAGTCCCATGCCCGCTGTGTCGCAAGCCGGTTGTATTTGCATGGTCGGAACAGTTCTGCGTGATGCCTAGGCTTGGGTGCGAGGCTTGGATAGCATGGGACTCTACAGCGAAACGCGCTGACGGATCATGGGACTTGGATCGTGTGGCGCGGAGCGCGCACGCAGTATGTCCGCATTGCGGAGGAGACATACCTGACAGCGCGAAGACCCGCATGATCCGCGAGGGCCGATGGGTGGCCACGGCGACGGCTACCACGACACGCGGCTTTCGTTCCTACCACCTTCCAAGCCTCTACGCTGTGGGGACACAGACTAGCTTCGGTGCGCTGGCTGTCGCGTTCCTCCGTGCGAAGAAGTCATTCCTTGGGTTGCGCGGCTTCGTCAACGGCGCGCTATCAGAGCCATTCATGCGGCAGGACATGCGGACTCAGAGGGTCGAGGTTGTAGTCTCGAAGCCCGAGGCGAAGGCTGAGGCAAGTAAGATCATGACTGTGGACTGCCAGCATGGCAGCCCGCATTTCTGGTACGTGGTGCGAACATGGGAACGCACGGAGGCCGGCACTGTGACGACCGCGATCCGTGCTGGGCACGCGGAGACATGGGAGGACCTGCACAGCATCAAGACCGCCGAGGGTGTGCCTGACGCTGCTGTGATGGTTGACTCCGGGTGGGGTGCTAGGTCAGACGCGGAGGTGTATCGCCGTTGCGCGGCTTACTCGGAATTCGTTTTTCTTGAGGAGCGCGGCAAACATTTCGGCACGGGCTGGTGCCCAGCCAAGGGTATGCCTAGCCGCAAGACCTGGAAGCAGGCCGGCAGCGAATCGCAAGCCCCGTACTTCACGCGCTACATCGATCCCTTTGCGGGCACGTCAGACGGCGGCAAGGCGGAGATGGTCCTTTTCGAGTTTGCGTCTGACTGGTTCAAGGACCTGTTGTCGGTGCTACGCGATCCAGAGCAATCGAAGGACCTCGGGGTTACCTGGGCTGTAGCCAAGGACGTGGCCACGGAGCAATACTGGCAACACCTCGACGCGGAATATCTGGACCAACAGCCGAGCAAAAAGACAGGCAAGACAACTCGGACGTGGACGAAGCGCAGCCAGCGGTGGCCCAACCACCTGCTCGATTGCGAGGTTATGCAGCTAGCCTTCGCAATGTGGTGCGGTCTACTGCCAACAATGCCAGGGGATTCATGAGTGACAACCTATCGCGCAAGGACATTGCACGACTGCTCGACGTGAGTGTCGACCAGGTGCGTCGCAATGAAACGCGATGGGGGCTGAAGCCTGCGCGGCGAGTCTTCAACCTGCGCTTCGTTCGGTATCGCAAGGGGAAGGTCATAGAAGCACTACGGGCTATGGGATTGATTGATGACTTGCCGTAACTGCCGCAACTGCCGCAACTGCCACAACTACCACTAGACTAGTTTAGTTGCCCACGCGTACCTTATTCGCGTGGCGCAAATAGCAGCATCAACCTACCGGGCGGCAGTCACCTACGCGGTGTCGCAAGCCAGCGCTGGGGCGTTGCGCACTTGGTTAGCTGCTAAGGTTGCTTCTACTTTCGGCGACGTATCCTCTGGTCGGTCAGTTGCTAGCGTCAGCATGAACGGCGTTAGCACTTCCTTCTTTGATCCAGCTTCCGCTGGCATGTCACAACAAGATGCCGTCCAAATGTGGCAACGGCTTCTGGAGTTGTGCGACACTTGCATAACCTACCTCGACGACGACGAGGCTACCAACGCCGAGATTGCTGCCGAAATGACAGGCCGGTTGCCGGACGTTTATCAGCATTCGGTTGAATTCGCGGGGATGAACCAATGGTAAACGCGCTCCGCCATTGGCTGGCCAGGTTACTCGTTGGCAACGTGTACGAGGCTGCGCAGTATTCGACGCGCAGGAGTAGGATTCAGTCCACCTACACTTCAGCGCGATTCGATATTTCAACAGCGTCAAGGCAGACACTCGCCCAGAAGGCTAGGTATTACGAGCGCAACTCGTGGCTCGTCAACAAGCTAGCTGACATTTTCGAGTCTGGCACGGTAGGCACTGGCTTAGTGGTTCAGCCTTCAACGGATGATGACGAATGGAACCAGCGGGCCAGTGACTGGTGGCAGACATGGTGCAAGTTCCCGGATGCCACGAGCAGGCAAAGCTTCGGCACACTGCAAGGCCTGATGGCGCGGACATGGTTCATCGACGGCGAAACATTCGTGTTGAAGTCGATGGGCCGGGTCGGGCCGAGGGTGCAGATCATCGAGGGGCATCTGATCCGCACGCCAGACGGACAGGAGAAAAACAAGCAGTGGATTGATGGGATATTCGTTGACTCGAATGGTAGGCCGACTGGATACGCTGTACACGCGGAGGAGGACGCAGGCAGACTCAAGCTCATCGAGGTGGTACCAGCGGAACGAGTGTGGCACCTATTCGAGCCACAGCGTCCAGGACAGTATCGCGGGACTTCGTTCCTATCTCCTGTTCTCAACGCTCTCCATGATCTTGATGATTTATGGAAGCTTGAGATGCAGGTTGCAAAGCTGGCCGGGACTCTCGGTGTGCTGAAGACGAATGCAACCGGAACATTCGACCCGCTCCGATTCCGCAGGTCACAGGTCACTCGCAGCAACAGCACAGCGGGCGGCGCAGCGACAACTGAGACAACCACGGACTTGATCGAGGATGCTACTGGCGCAATGGCTATCGCGCTTGGAAATGGTGAGGACATCAAGCAATTCATTGCCACTCGACCCACAGAGCAACAGCGCCAACATTGGCAACTCATCACGAAAGCGATCTGCATTGGGGTAGGTATTCCCTACGTGATGGTAGACCCAGACAGTATGCAAGGGACTGTGTACCGTGGCAGCCTCGACCTAGCTGCATCTTTCTTCGCCCAGCGTTCAAGCGTAATTGCCGATGCGTGTCGTGACATCTACGGCTATGTTATGTCCGTCGCTCGGAACACACCGGAACTATCCGGAGCGCCAACCGAATACTGGGCGGCGAATGTACTCCCGCCAAGAGGAGTAAACGTTGACATAGGTTATACTATGTCGGCTAACCTCCAAAGTCTCCAGGCCGGAACGGACGACCTGGAGACTATCCTTTCGCCAAGGGGACTCGATTGGAGAACTGTGCTGCGCAGGAAAGCAGAGCAGGCTGCTTACATCAAAGAGCTCGCGGCAGAGTACGGTGTCGACCCTAGTGACATTGCGAACATCAACGGAAAGCAACAGGCCGCGCAAGCTCCGAGTGAAGAGGAGGAGAAGCCTGACACTGAAGAGGAGGAAAAGAAGTGAAACCGTTTTGGGAAATCACGAACAGCGCAAAGAGCACGAAAGTCCTCCTTTACGGAATGATTGGCCGGGACTGGGATGGCAGCGGCAATGATCCAAAGGAGTTTCTCGAAGCGTGGGACGCGATTCCACAAGGCCCTATCGACCTGCACATACACTCTCCCGGCGGCTACGTGTTCGACGGGCTTGCGATTTACAACACGGTAGCTTCGCGCAAGCCCGACGTTACTGCGTACGTCGATGGGCTTGCGGCTAGCACCGCAAGCTGGATTGCGTGCGCGGCTAACAAGGTGGTCATGCCGAAGACCGCGCGCATGATGATTCACGACGCACAAGGCTTCGTAATCGGCGACTCTGAGACTATGCGCGAGCAGGCCGAGTTACTTGACAATGAGAGTGACCGGGTTGCGCAAATGTACGCTGACAAGACTGGCAAGTCGAAAGAGAAGATGCGTGACCTCATGCGTGCCACAACCTGGATGGATGGCATCGAAGCACACGAGATCGGGCTTGCGGATGAAGTCACAGACAGCACGGCGCAACCTAACAACTTCAACCTTTCCCGCTTCAAGTGTGTGCCTGGAGCGGGCGGCGGACTAAGCCCCGCCAAGACGGAAAAGAAAAACACAAACCAGCCGAAACCTATGGATAACCCAACAAACACGGCGGGGCCTAACCCTCAGCCGGACATCAGACCCGTGAACGTGATTGATCACAACGCGGAACTTGAGCGCCTGCGGACGGCGCTTGAGTCCGAGCGGAAAATCAGGATCACGAACCAGCTCCACAACATTGCCGCGACGCGACCCAGCATCGACGTTGCCAAGTGGCTGCCGGACGTGCTGAAGAACGAGGGACTCCTCGAAAACCTCAAGGCGTTCCCGGTGGTAGAGAATCAGACTCCACAGCCGAGCGGCGTTGTGAACATCGGAAATCCTCTTCTCAACGACTTGGAGAAGAAACCTAAAGGAACGCGCGAACGTTACGAGTTTCTTCGCAACCACCTGCCGGAACTCCATCGGCTTCGAGGGTATGACCCGATGAACGTGAACACTCTGAGTTCTACTCTGGTCCCGGCATTCCTGGCCGAGCAGTTTGTTCAGACGGCTCAAGTGCAACTCGCCCCGCTGGCTGCTTTCTCTCGCGATTTCGGCCTGGATCGCATTCGCCCTAGGGCAACCGTGGTTGTCGCGAAGCATACGAGCGGTCCGACGGTTCAGACTAACGCGACGAACTTCGAGTCTGGCGATAGCAAACTTGACCCAATCAGCGTGACTATGAACCAGTACACTGCGAGCTTCCACCTGGACAATGCCGCGCAGAATCAGGGCTTCCGCATGGCCACTCTTGCCGAGGGAGCTACCATCAATCTCGCCAAGAAAATCTCCAGCATTTGGACCACGTTGCTTGCGACTGCTACCTACGGCGGCCAAGTCACTGTTATCGGCGCGGCTGCCAGCTTCGACCGCGACGATCTGCCGGCGATTCTGGCGCTGGCCAAAAACTGGCCGAGAAAAAATCTGGTGCTCGATTGGGGACATCTCGCATACCTGCTGCCGAAGGACGTGAACTACTTCGGGCTTACGAGCGGTGACATTCCTGGACGCGAAGGCCTGAAGCCCTACGGCTTCGACATGGTTGTAGCGCAGAACGACTGGACCGGCGCCGCGTCCAATACCGTTGGCGTTGTCTGTGATCCTGATGCGATCGCAGTTGCTAGCGGTCTTCCGGTGTCGTTCGGCAGCGGGTCGAGCATCGTGACCGAGACTGCTACTGTCGAGGGCCTCGGCCTTACCGTGCTTGCGTGCTCGTGGTTCTCGAATGCGTCGCGTACCACCTGGGCATCCTACGATGTTGTCTTCGGTGCCGCAGCCGGTGACACCAACAAACTGAAAATCCTTGTGAGATCGTAACAC